TCGTCGGTCACGGCTGCACCTCCTCTAGCTTCAGCTTGCTTTTGACCGTAGGACGGAATACTGCGACACGCTGAAAGATTTCAACAACATCAAACCAGTTTCGGTTTTCCTCGCGTTTCAGGCAGTTGCACGATTCATCGAAACACTCTTTCGCTTCTTTGAGGATTTCCTTTTTGACTTCGCGCATCGACTTAAACGGCCCTTTGAGCGCATCTTCGCCGGATTTGTAGTAGTACCCATTCACGGATGCACCTCCTCTTCTCTTGGCACTTGCGTGTCGCAGTCTGGGCAAAACCACATCTCAGAGCGCACGCTCCACTCCATGACGTTACCGCAGTTGCACTGCTTCTCTGCCTCGCTCTCGTCGTTGGTGAGCCAGCTATCGTACCAGCTTGGGAGGTTCATTTGCTCTCCTTTCTGAGGCGCATGATTTCGGCCTCGATGCGTTTGAATGTCGCCTCGAACGCACGCCGGTTTGGGTGCGACTGAAGCAGTGTCTCCGTCAGTGCCAGAAGCTCAGTGGCTTCTTGTTCTAGTCTGTTTTTCATTTTGTTGTTGTTGCTCTGCGTGAAATCTCTCTTCTCAGGTACCATGCCGCTTTTTCAAGGTCTTGAACTTCATTGTCCTTGAACCCAGCCCTGAACACGTACTTTATCACGTTTCCAAGGTTGAACGAAAATGCCTCTGCAATGTCTATGCATTCGATTCCGCTCGGATGCTTGTTGTAATGCGCTGGGTGTTCGACGGCGCTGGTCGAGGACGGGTTGGATGATTTCGCGCCACAGTTTTGAGTACATACTGTCTCTTTCGGTTGGTTTTCCATGTTCTTTAGCCAAGAATCGCTTTTTTTATGCGTGCCTCGTTGAACTTCCACGTGAGCACGCAGCTTGCGCGGTAGCGCGACATCCCAAACATCGGAACATCAGCCATATGCTTCAGTTGTGAGTCCGTTGGTGGCAGCTTAATCCAACTGCGCGTCTTGCGGGAGTTCGTTCTATCACCGTTGCTACGAAGGAAGTCGTCAGCCTGAGCAAGCGCAAGTTCCTTCGAGTTTGTGCGGGTGATGATGGTGACCGCTCCACCGGTGACGCCGCCAATCGCGTTGTACACCTCCCCCAGCTTGATGACCGCGCCCCACGCCGTCAGCGCGTTTGCCATACGCACCGCGTCGCTGTACATCGACTCCCACCGGAACGGCGACATCTCGATGATTTGCATCTCCGACATCTCGAAGGACTCGATGGTCTCAACGCCGTTGACCCGCACGGGGAAGATGTACCCGCACACGGGGCAGCTCCCGACCGCTGCCGGCACCTGAATACCGCACTCGGGGCACTTCTTCATGGGCGCCTCGCCGGTCTCGCTCTGGCGCACGAACAACCGATCTCCAGCGTCGATGTCCCCGTGCGTGAGCAGCGATGCGCCGAAGTCGAGAACGATGCAATCGCTCTTAATGACCCCAGGGTATCGCTTCGCGTCGATGCACGGTCTGAGCCCTCGCCCAATCATCTGGATCATGGTGCTCTTCTGGCTACACGGGCGCACCAGCACAACGCACCCCACGCGCTGGCAGTCCCAGCCCTCCGTCAGCTTCATCACGTTGAGGAGCACCTTGATTTTCCCTTGGTCGAACCGGCGCAGGATGGTGGCATTGTCGTCGTCCGACATCTCGGAATGGACGGCCTCAGCGGAGATGCCGTCGTCGCGGAATGCTTCAGCCAAGTGTTGCGCGTGTTGGATGGTCGAGCAGAACACCACGGTGGACCGGTCTGACGCCTTCTCGCGCCAGTGCCTCAGAATCTCCGAGTGAACGGCCCTCTTGTCCATGATGGCTTCAACTTCGCCCATGTCGAACTCTGCACCGGTCTTCTGCACGTTCTGGAGCTGGTCGTTGAGCCCGATGTCCATGCGGAACGCACGCGGCTGAACCAAGTTCCCCGCTGCGATGAGCTCGCCCACGGTGATTTTGTCGGCCACGTTGTTGAACACCGCCGTGAGCGCCTGCTTGTCCCCACGCTCCGGAGTTGCGGTGAGCCCCAAGATGACCCCCTTCGGGGACTTCTCGCGGAACGCCTCCACAATCCTCATGTAGCTGTCAGCCGCTATGTGGTGGCACTCATCACAGAAGAGAGCCGACATCCCGCTTGGCATCGTTGCCAAGTTGATCGGCCGGCACAGCGTCTGTACCATCCCGAAGGTCGCCCCGCTGGACCACGCCTTTCGCTCGGCGTTAAACACGTCGACCTTGGCCGACGGGTTGTAGCGCTTGAAGGTCTCTTTGTTCTGGGTGACAAGCTCGTCGCGGTGCTGGATGACGAGTACCGGTGCTTTCTTCACGAACGGCGCAAGAATCGCGCTGCCCATGACCGTCTTACCTGCGCCAGTTGGCGCGATTCCTAGTGTGTTGCCGCACTTGCCCAGTGCGTCGATACAGGCGTCAACGAACTGCGCCTGTCTTGGTCGTAAAATCATAAGTGCCTTTGTTTCACTGACGCAAAAATGAAAAAGCGTCGTTGCAGGATCTCCCTGCACACCATGCGGCTAAGATTTGCCGCTGGTTTTAGCCCAAAAAAGGGGGGCGAGACAACCATTATTGCCCCGCCCCCACAACCCCAAACAAACTAGCTACTTCAACCAAGCAGGTTTCTTGCCAGCCGTCGCCGCAGGCGCGGCGGTCTTTGCTGCTGGCACCGGTGCTTTCGCCTCAGGCGCACTCTCATGCGCTTGATTCCAGAGCTTGTGCCCGTTGCTGCTCGGGTTGGGTGAACCCCAGTCGCTGATGGAGTTACGGTCTGCGCGACCGTCTTTACCCTTGTCGATTCCGACCTTGATGACCACCTCAGCGCCGTTGAGCGCCTCGATGATTTGGTTGAAATCACCGCTGTTGAACTGCTCGTACGAGGCAGGGTCTTCGTAGTTGAAGACGCCCTTGCTCTCAAGAATGCGAGTGATGGCTCCGATGCCCATCTGGCGCCACGCCTCGCTGTTGTTCTCATCGAAGGGATTGCAAACCATCCCGAACACGCGCCGGTTGTTGTACTGACCCCCTTGGATGGCGAGCTCGATGGAGAGGTAGTCGCCACCGGTTGACTGGCTGCTCTTGCGCTCCTTCACCACAAGGATGGCTTTCGCCACTGTTCCCTTGGGAATGAGTTCCATCTCTGTTGACCCGACGTTTGTTGACTGTGAATTGAACATGACTTTTGATTTTTGTTTTTAGTGTTTTGTGGTGTCGATGCGTTTACCTGCGCGAATCTTGGCGAGCACCTTCCCAAGGTCAGCGGGTTCCTGAAGCTCAAGCGTACCGGAGCGGTCTTTTGCGGGGTAACCCCACGGGTTTTGTTGGTGGCAGACAAAGGCGCGGTACTGGGACTTGTCCTCGGCCTCAAAGTTCTGAAGCGTCAGAACGAGGTCAAAGATACCGGGCAACTCGCGGCCCGTCTTCGAGCCTTCGATTTGAACGTCCCAGTACTTGCGTTTGAGCTCATCCTCCTGCTGCTCCAGAATGCCAACGAGCACCACGTTCTTGTGGCAGTGCTGAAGCTGGGTCACCCAACGGATCATCTCGCGTCCAAGAAGCCCGTAGGCGCCGCGGATGTCGGGTTTACCGGTCTTCTCGCTGAACGCGTCCGGTTGTGTCTGGCACCACGCAAAGCACATACGGCTTGCGACGGTGATGGAGTCAACGAACAGCGTCTCGTACTGCTCATGCCCAGATGCCGGCCCAAACGCCTTCACAACGGACTCGTACGCTGACTTGGAGTAGGAGCCGTTGGCGTCCGCAGGATCTGGCCCACCGAGCCACAGGGCGATGGCCTTGGCCAGCTCCCACGGGTGAGCACCCATCTCGTTGGACGTCGCTCGGATGTCGAGGCAGTCGCCCTTCCAGTCTTTGCCCAACGCCAGCGTACCGGCTTCGAGGTCAACGAACAGTGTGCTCTTCGCGTCCAGCGTGCGAGCTTGGTAGGTTTTACCAACGCCGGCAGGGCCGAACACAACCGCTTTTACGCAGTCCGAGGTGCGCTTGAGGCGCTCGTCTGCTTTGATGATTTTGAGCATTACTTGAAGGAGATACGGGGTTCGCTGAACTTGGTGGTACGTGCTTCCATGACGCGGCGCAGAACGTCCTCGTTGCCGATGCGCTCGATGGTCTTGGCAGACACCGAAAGCTTCGTCGTGATGAGTTCGCGTGCGTCTGCTCGCAGCAAGGAATCGTACAGAGCTTGCAGCTTTGCCTGATCCCAGAGGTACGTCGCCTTGACCTCGTACTTGAGTTTCACGCCGTCAATCTCGGTGGATAGTTCACCGTAACCGCGTCCGCTTTCCTTCAGCAGGTTCTGAAGGTTCGCACCATGCTCTTGCATGATGGCTTCCTCCAGCGTCTTTATCTCGTCTTCAAGGACGGAGATTTTGGTGAGCCGTTTGGCTATCTCGTCCCTCATTTTTTTTAGGTTCATTTTCTAGTTCTCTTTTCAGTTTATGGCACACGTCTTCGAGTCGGAGCGACCAGCCTTCGTTGTGCGCCAACGCAACAAGCGCGGCGAACTT